CTTTTGCGTACACGCCCGCAGAATCCAGCGAGGTTTTTGCCATGACTGCTCGAGGCCGCCGCCCGACGCCGGCCGCCGTCAAACGCCTGGCCGGGAATCCTGGCAAACGCCCCATCCGCCCGGATCTCGCCGCGCCGTCTGGCGTGCCGGAAATGCCGGGCCGCTTGCTCGTCGATCCGGTGGCCGTCGCCAAGTGGAACGAGACGGTTCCGCTGCTGTTGGAACTGGGGACGCTGACGCTTGCGGACGGCGAAGCGCTGGCGACGTTGTGCGAAGTGCATTCGGCGGCGCAGTCGTGCCTGCTCGAGCTGCGGGCCGGCGGCCCGGTGATCCGCACGGATCTCGGTGGCGTCAAGCCGAACCCGGCCGGGCCGCTCTATCGCAGTCTGGTAGGGTTGCAAACATCGCTGCTTGGCGAGTTTGGACTGACGCCAACATCACGGGTGCGACTCGGTGGCAAGGAAGAAAAGCCAACGGACGAAGTCGAAGAGTTCTTCAAAGTCCACGGTGCCTGACCTGACGCCAGAGGGCGAGGCCAAGTACCTGCGGGTGGTGCACTTCTTTGAGAAGATCCTGCGGCACAGCAAGGGCCAGAACGCTGGCAAGCCGTTTACGCTGCTGCCGTGGCAGCACCACGTGATGCGAGAGCTGTTTGGCCGCATCAACCCAGATGGCACACGGCAGCACCGGATCGGCTACATCGAGCTACCCAAGAAACAGGGCAAGTCCACGACGCTCGCCGGCATTGCCCTGTACATGACGGCGTTTGACTCTGAGCCTGGTGCCGAGGTGTACGGGGCAGCTGCCGACCGGGAGCAAGCCAGCATCATCTACCGCGAGGCGGCCAGCATGGTGCGAGCGTCGCCGGCACTGAGCAAGCACCTCGAGGTGATCGACAGCCGGAAGACCATCGTCCACAAGGCGAGCAACTCGTTCTATCGGGTGCTGTCTGCTGATGCGTTCCGGGCCGAGGGGCTGAACATCCACGCCCTGCTGTTTGACGAGCTGCACGCCCAGCGTGACCGGCGGCTGTGGGACGCCCTGCGGTACGGCGGTGCGGCTCGCCGGCAGCCGCTGCTGCTGTCGATCACAACTGCCGGCTACGACCGAAAGAGCATCTGCTGGGAACAGCACGCCTACGCTGAGCGGTGCATCGCAGACCCGACGGTAGATCCGGCTTTCTTCGGGTGCATCTACGCTGCCGCGCCGGAGGACGATTGGCAGAACCCAAAGACCTGGCACAAGGCAAACCCGTCGCTGGGCGAGACCATCACGGTAGAGTCGTTTGCCGCAGACGCTCGAGAGGCCGAGCAGTCGCCGTCCAAGCTGAACGCCTTCCTGCGGTACAGGCTCAACGTCTGGACGACACAGGACGTGCGCTGGTTGTCGCCTGATGCGTGGGCCAAGTGCGGCAAGCCGCTGCGGGACGAGCTAGAGAAACGCCAGTGGTACGGCGGCCTCGACTTGGCGAGCACCACGGACTTGTCGGCGCTGGTGCTCGTGAGCCAGGACGAAGACGGCACGTTTGACGTCATGCCATACTTCTGGGTGCCGCAGGACAACGCCGCAGAGCGGACGCTACGTGACAAAGTTGACTACCTCGGCTGGATACGTGACGGGTACGTGCGAGCCACCGATGGCAACGTCACCGACTACGACGTGATCCGCCGAGACATCGTGCAGCTGTCGCAGCAGTTCAACATTCGGCAGATCGGCATCGACCGCTGGAACGCCACGCAGCTGGCGACGCAACTGCAAGGGGACGGTATCGACGTCTTAGGATTTGGTCAGGGCTACGGCAGCATGTCCAGCCCGAGCCGTGCCCTTGAAAACTACGTGCTGTCCGAGAAGATTCGCCACGCTGGCAACCCGGTGCTGGCGTGGATGGCAAGCAACGTGGCAGTACAGAGCGACCACCAATCGAACATTAAGCCTTCCAAAGCCAAGAGCACAGAGCGGATCGACGGCATCGTGGCCTTGGTCATGGCACTCGGGATTCACGCCACAGCAACGGCACCGCCGCCCGAACAGAACTGGGAAATCTTCACGATATGATCGCCCCCATCGAATCGCCCGAAGACAAGTCGTACCGCATCATCGACTTGCGAAGCTCTTACGGCGACTCGTGGAGTGACACTCCGGTGCGTGCCCCGTCTGGAGTGCGTGTCACGCCGGAGACGGCGTTGCAGTGCAGTACGGTGCTCGCCTGCGTGCGACTGGTCGCCGAGAACCTGGCGACGGTTCCGCTGCACGTGTACCGCCGGCTGCCAGAGGGTGGCAAGGAGCGTGCCCGTGATCTGCCGCTGTACCGCATGCTGCAGCAGCAGCCCAACGGGTGGCAGACGTCGTTTGAGTTTCGGGAGATGCTGACGGCGCACTGCCTGCTGTACGGCAACGCCTACGCCGAGATCCGGCCCGGTCAGTCCGGTGCGGTCAGCGAGCTGTGGCCGCTGCACCCAAGCCGGATGAAGGTAGAGCAGCTCGAGGACGGGACGCTTCGGTACTGCTACCGGGAAGACCGTGGCACCGAGACCTTGTACCGCCAAGACCAGATTTTCCACCTGCGGTGGCTGTCTGCCGATGGCGTCATGGGGATGCTGCCAATCAACCTGTCTCGGGACGCCATCGCCCTGGCCCAAGCCCTCGAGACGCACGGCGGTGCGTACTTTGGCAACGCCTGCCGGCTGTCGGGGCTGATGGAGTCGGACAACCCGATCACGGTGGAGACGGCCGAGCGGCTCCGCGAGCAGTTTGAGCGGATGCACCGAGGCAGTGACCGAGCGCATCGCACGGCCGTGCTGCCGCAGGGCGTTCACTGGAAGGACGTGCAAAGCACCAACGAGGCTTCGCAGTTCCTTGAGACTAGGCAGTACCAAGTCATTGAAATTTGCCGTGCCTACCGTGTCGATCCGTCCTACGTGCAGGACAAAACTAAGGTGGGCTACGCCAGCCAAGAGCAGGCCGCTATCGACTTGGTTCAGCAGACGCTGCTGCCCTGGTTCCGCCGCTGGGAGTCGGCGATCACCCGTGACCTGATCGTGCGTGACGACGTCTTCTTTGCCGAGTTCGACACCCGTGGCTTGCTGCGTGGCGACCTGGCGGCCCAGGCCAACTGGCTTCAGACGATGCTGAACACAGGCATCTACTCGATCAACGAGTGCCGCGAGGTGCTCAACATGAATCCGATCGGCCCGGATGGCGACCAACGCTACATGCAGGCGAACCTCACGACGATGCAGGGCATCGCTGCGAGTGCGTCAACCGGCAACGGTGGCGAGCCAGCACCGGCTGACAACCTGCCGACGTCCTACGTGGACGACCTGCTCAACGGCCCAGACATTCAGAACGACACGCCCGTAAGGCCCAGCGGCCCCGCACCTCGAGCGGCTAAGCCAGCCGCCAAAAAGCGAGCACCAAGGAAAAAGAAGCAATGACCGAGATTCGCGCCCTCCCGCTGCCGCTCACTGTCGAGACACGCGACGACGGCAAGACCGTCATCCGTGGCATGGCGGCCAAGTACAACACCCGTTCCGTGGATCTCGGTGGGTTTACGGAAGAGATTCGGCCTGGTGCCTTTGACGCCGTGATGCAAAAGGACGGCCGCAACGTCGTGGGTCTGTACAACCACGACCAGAACTACGTGCTGGGCACCGAGCGAGCCGGCACGCTGCGGCTGGCGGCAACGTCTGAGGGGCTGGCCTACGAAATCGACCCGCCCGCAACCCGGCAGGACGTCGTCGAACTGATCCGCCGGTCAGATGTCTATGGATCTTCGTTCGCGTTCACGGTGGCCCGAGACGGCGACGAGTGGACAACCGACGACAATGGGAAGCATCTGCGGTACATCCGCAGCATCGAGGGCTTGTACGACGTCGGCCCGGTGCTCACGCCGGCCTACGGCGACACCTCGGTGGCGGTTCGCTCACTAGAAAAGCATTTGCAGACGCACCGACCGGCGCTGAAGCTGCCGGCACTTCGACGGGATGCGAAGACCGAGAAGGCAATTCGGCGTTTCTTGAGGCAGCATGGGCGCAAAGTCGGGTGATCCGTGCCAGACGTGCCACAACGGGCGAATGGGCGTGTACGCAACCTGCGACCGAGGCAGCGTATACACAAGATATTTGCGATGCGATCATTGCAATTGCACGGGCAAAGAGATCGTTCGCCCATGTGATGTGAGACGCCGTCGGTCGCGTGTGTCTCAAAGCACGGTCTCTGCCCTGGCAATACGCTCTAGGCTCGGGCCAAAAACCAAGTTTGATGTGTTAGCTAGAGACAGGTTTTGCTGCGTGTATTGCGGCAAAAAAGCCCCTGACGTGCAGCTTCACGTAGATCATGTAGTTCCAGTCTCCGCTGGTGGAACAAATGATCTTTTGAACCTGGCAACTGCATGCGTTGAGTGCAACATCGGAAAAGGCAAGCGAACGGCTTAGGTATCAAGTTTGCGCCTCTGCCACTGCAAGGAAACGCTACCGTTCTGTAGGGTTCTACATAGGTCAACACCTACCGCACACCAAGGAGCCGCACGATGGCCGCCTCTCGCGTCAAGGAACTGCTGGACGAACTCGCCTCCACGCTCGCGGAACTCGGCATGCTCGAGGACGCCGACGCGGAGTCGCCCGAGACGGCGATGGAAGGAGACGAGACTCCCGAGGGCGAACGGTCCGCCGTCGCTGCGGTTGAGGCCCGGCAGGCCAAGTACGACGAGCTGCTGGCGAAGGCTGAGCGGATCAAGGCTGCCATCGCCAAAGAAGAGGCCCGTGAGGCCCGCAAGAACGAGCTGCTCAAGGTGCTGAACCGCGCCGCCCCCGTGGAGACTGCCGAGATGTCGAAGCCCCGAATCGAGCCGATTGCGTTCCGTGGCCGGCTGCGTGCGTTCGACAGCCTGGAGACGGCCCACCGCTGCGGCCAGTGGCTCAAGGCTCACTTCGGTGATCCGCAGGCCCGTCAGTGGTGCCGCGACAACCTTGGCACCGAATACCGTGACCTCGGCGGCCAGGTGCAGAGCCTCGGCGGAAGTCTCGTTTTTTCGGATTTCAGCAACACCATCGTCCGATTAGTAGAGTCGTTCGGGGTGTCTATGTCGCTCGCCCAGCGGGTGACGATGTCTTCGGACACGCTCTTGGTGCCCAAGCGGCTCACGGGCGTCACTGGCTACTGGATCGGCGAAAACACGACCATCCAGACCAGCGACCCGACTGCCACGATGGTGCAGCTTGTGGCGAAGAAGCTGGCAATCGCCACGAAGGTGTCGAACGAGCTGCTCGCCGACAACGCCATCAGTGTCGCCGACTGGCTCGCCCAGGAGTACGCAACGGAGATGGCGGCTCGGATCGACGACGCTTTCTTCAACGGGACGGGCACTTCCAGCTATGGCGGGATTAATGGCCTGGTGCAGATCGACGACGGCACGCACACCGCTAGCGTGGTGTCGGCCGCCAGCGGCAACACCAGCGTCGCTGCCCTGGACATCGACGACTACCTCAAGGCTCTGGCGGCTCTGCCCCGGTACGCCATCGGAACGTCGGCGTTCTACATGCACCCGAGTGTGTACCACAACAGCGTGCAGCGGATGATGCTTTCCAGCGGCACGGCTGGCTCTGGCACCATCGGTGCCCTGGCTGGCGGCAACACTGCTGCCAACCTGGCCCAGAGCACGCCGACCACGTTCCTCGGCCTGCCGGTCGTGTGGGTGCTCAAGATGGCTCCAACGCCAGCCAGTGGTGAAATCGCTGCCTACGTTGGCGACCTGTCGCTCTCGTCCATCATGGCGACCAAGAGCGACATGCAGGTAGCGAGCAGCACCGACCGGTACTTCGAGGCCGATCAGACCGCCTTCCGGGCGATCCAGCGGCTCGACATCAACCACCACAGCCTCGGCACCACCAGCGAAGCTGGCCCGGTCGTGGCGCTTAAGCTGGCCTGAACCTAAACCTTCCCCGGAGACTCTGACACATGAACAACAGCGGCGAAAAGAGCGTCACGAAGGCGGCTGCCAGCGTTGCGGCCAACGCTACGCATTCGCACGAGATCGACACGCTGGGCTTTAAGTATGCCACGATCGACGTGGTCTACTCTCCCTTCACTGCGGCGACGGCGGCTTACGCCAGCGTCTGCAAGGTGCAGGAGTCGGACGCCAGCGGCTCGGGCCAGGCGGACGTCACCGGCCTGTCGATCACTGCTGGTGCTGGTGCGACCACCGGCGCGAGCGTCGGAGCCGTGGCTCGTTTCAACGTCGATCTGCGTGGCCGCAAGCGGTACTTGACCGTTGTCACGAGCCCCGGAAACACGGTGGCCGTCGTCAGCAACGCCCGGCTGAGCAAGGGCGAGGAGCACGCTGTCACCGCCACTGAGACTGGCGTGGACAACGTCGCCAGCCTCTGACGCTAGACACGACCGGTACAACGCCCACATGCGGGCGGCTGGGCTGCTGCCCGGCCGCCCGTTGGCGTTTCTGGAGCACGCATGAAAGTCCGCATCGGCAACGTCGAGCACGAAGTCAGCGTTGAGGCCGCCTTTAGCGTGCCGAGGCTGACGTTTACCGACAACATGTTTTGCGTCACGCAGGCACTGTTGCCGCTTGGCATTCGCCCGACGAAGTTTACCGGTGCATTCTGGGAACAGTGTTTGGATCGGGTTCTTCTCGACATGATTGGCCGCACCGATTGGGTGCTGACGGTGGACTACGACAGCGTCTTTGAACCAGAGGCGGTGAGCCGGCTGCTGACGGCGGCTTTGGTTTCTGGGTACGACGCCATCGCGCCGCTCCAGGTCAAGCGTGACGACGGCGTGCCGATGTTCACGCCCGAGGGGCACGGCCACAAAATCGGGATGGTGCAGCTGCCGAACTCGTGGTTTGAAGCGGTCGTGCAGCCGGTGGATAGTGCCCACTTTGGGCTGACGCTGATTCGCTCCGAGGCGCTCAAGCGGACGCCGGCCCCGTGGTTCCTGGGTACGCCCAAGGCTGACGGGCACTGGGGCGACGCTGCCGAAGGCGAAGACCACCGGGTAGACCCCGACATTCACTTTTGGAAAACCTTTAAGGCGGCTGGCAACAAGGTCGGCATCGCGCCGCAGATCGCTATCGGCCACGCAGAGCTGAAGATCACGTGGCCGGGCCGGGATCTGAAGCCGGTGTACCAGGCACCGAGCCACTATTGGAACGGTGGCAGCCGCCGGCCAGCGGAAGCGTGGGGCAGCGTGGAACACGGAGAAGCGTCTACATGAGCGACCGAGTCAAAGTGCAGTTTGCTAGACCATTTCGGGTCTACCGAAAAGGCGACGTCATCGAGATGGATCGTGGCCCGGCAAAAAGCTGGATGATCGCTGGCATCGTGACACCTGTGCTCGAGGAGCAGCGAACGATTGAAGAGGCAATGGTTGAGCACCGGGCGGAAACGGCTGACGTGCCGCGCAGGAGGAAGCGTCGATGAGGTACCGCAGTCTCGTTCGTGTCACTGAGCCGACGGTGAATCCCGTCACGCTGTCAGAGGCAAAGGCCCACCTGCGCATCGACAGCGACGCCGAGGATGATCTGATTTCCACGCTCATTACGGCGGCCACACGCTGGACAGAGGACTACTGTGACCGGACGTGGTGCTACACGCAATGGAAGATGAGCGTCGATTCGTTCTATGGCAACGTCGGAAGCCCGGTGCAGTTTGGACTGAAGGCTGACGGCAACAACATCGACGGCCGGCAGACCGTGGTGCCCAACTTGGATCTTGAGCTTCCACGTCCGCCGATGGCCCAGAGCGGCACGGCTACGGCTGTCACGATCACCTACACGCCAAACGCTGGGGCCAGCACGGCGACGCTTGATTCAACGCAGTACCGGGTCGACCGCCTGTCCACGCCGGGCATCTGCCGACCGCTGTATGGGCAAACGTGGCCGAGCCACTTGCTGGATTTCAACAGCACAACTGTCACGTACTGGGCTGGCTATTCCGCCGACGGCACTGCCGTGCCCAATGCCGTAAAGGTGGCAATCAAGATGATCGTGGCCCACCTGTGGAAACATCGAGAGATGACTGCCGAGCAGGCTGTAACAGAAGTGCCCGGAGTAAAAATGCTACTGGACGCTGCTGGTTTCTGGGGATCATACAAATGATTTCCGCCGGCGAGCTGACCGAGCGAGTCGTGATCCAGCAGCCCACCGACACGCAAAACGCTGTCGGCGAGGCCACGCTGTCGTGGAGCACGTTCGCCACCGTCTGGGCAAAAGTCCGGGCAATGTCTGGCCGCGAGGCCGAGCGGTACGGACAGGTGGTTGGCCTCTCTGGGCACGTGCTGACGATTCGGGCATTGCCAGGCATCACGACGGCCATGAGAGTCGTGTACCGCTCTAGGACGCTTGAGATCGGGGCTATCAACGAGTTTGACCGGGTCTGGTACCAGGAACTGGTCTGCACGGAGACGCAGTCAGCATGAGCCTTGTAGAAGCCCCAGAAGCGTTTCTGTACCAGCGGCTGACCGGCCAGACGGCAGTCAGTTCCCAGGTTGGTACCCGCGTGTACCCGCTCATCGCGCCTAGCGGCACGCCGATGCCGCTCATCGTCTATCAGCGCACCGGCGTCGAGCGTCCGCAGTCGTTAGCCGGCAACGTGGGCAACCCGGTGGTGACGCTGCAGCTGACGACCTACGGCACCAGCTACACAAGCGTCAAAAGCATCGCTCGAGCTGTGCGGCTTGCCGTGGACAACTGGACTGGCACGACGGCGAGCGTGACGATTCAGCGGACGACGCTGCTATCGGAGGCCGACGGCGTGGACATGCCGCAGGATGACCAGATGCTGCCGTACTACAACGTGCAGCAGTCGTTTGAATTTCGGATCAACGAGGCTACGTGATGGCACGCCCGGCAATCACGCTTGAGTTTCCAGACGTGCCTGGCCTTGCCGACGAGTTTCGCAGGCTGCCGAAGTCTCTGGCGTCGGCGGCCATCGGCGCGGCGGTAAAGCGTGCGATGCAGCCGGCCCAAGAGAAGCTGAAGCAAATTACGCCAAAAGGACCGACCGGCAACCTTCGTCGAGGCATTGCCACGAAAGCCAAGCGGTACCCAAAGAGCGGCGCAGCAGTGGCGGTGGTGGGGTATCGCAGGCCGAATTCGTCCAAGCCGCCCAAGGTTGGCACCAAGCGTCGAAACAAGTCGAACGACCAAACGCAGCACCAGCTGCTGGTGGAATACGGCACCAAAGAGCGGTTCACGAAACGAGGTGCGTACCGGGGCCGAATGCCGGTCCTTGAGCCGATCGCGAAGGCTTCCGAGGCCACGAAAGGCCAAGTGACTGCCAACCTTCAAAAGGAAATGGTGGCCGCCGCAGAAAAGGCGCTCAAGCAGCTGCCGAAGTACCTAGCCGCGCGGGCCGCCAAGGGCCGCGCGTAACTGCAAGGGAAGACGCCTGGCGGTGTAGAAAAACGGTGGGCACACGCCCACGACACACCCGGAGGAGCGCCGAATGGCAACCGATTCGCAGGGCAATACGTTCGTCTTCAGCGGCAGCACGTACACCGTCACCAGCGTCACCGTTACGCCCGGCGGCGATCTGCTCGACAATAGCCACCTCGGCCTGGCGAGTGGTGCCAATCGCACCTATCAGTCACCGGCGCTGATCGACAACGAAGTGAGCGTTGAAGCTTACGGCACCTCGGCTGTTGCTATCGGCTCGTCTGGAACGCTGGCGTTCGCCAGTGCGACCTACACGGCGACCGTGTCTGCTTCAAGTGTGGCGTACTCGGTCGGCGAGCTGGTGCGGCAGTCGCTCACCTTTAAGGTGAAGTCGTAATCACGACGGGAGGACGTCGTGGCTACTGACTCACAAGGTATTACGCTGGCTTGGGCGGGCAGCGCCCTGGCGGCCGAAATCGTGTCGCTGTCTGTGGATGGCGTGTCGCACGGTTTCGTAGACGTGACGCCGAGATCCACGCTTGTGCGTGCTCGGCAGCACAGCCCGCATGACACGAACGCTGGCACTGTGTCTGTGACAATGCGAGCCAAGGGTGTCCTGCAGGGTTCCACGTTTGGCACGCCGCAGTCATTGTCAATCACTCGTGGCACGGCGACATACCTGACGGCACAGACGGCGTACCTCGAGAACTTTGCGTGGAGTGCTAGTCTCGGTGAACTCCAAGAGTATCGGGCGACGTTCCGACTCTCTGGCACCGTCACGATCTAGGAGACAGCATGGGACTCGCCGAAGAAATCCTTGCAGCCGACCAGGCCCAGACGCTCAAAGTGCACGTTCCAGAGTGGAAGTGCGACGTCTACATCCGCTCGCTGCCGCTGGGTGATTTGCAGGCGTGGGAGCTGGCGTGTCTTCGCAGCAAGGGCGAAGGCGTTGAGGACTACCGCACACGCTATCTGGCAAAGTGCCTTGTCGATGTAGACGGCAAAGAGGTTTTCACGAGCGAGCAGCTGAAACGGATCAGCGGCACGGTGGGTGCCCGGCTGTTCAAGATCGCCCAAAAGCACAACGACTTGGATGACAAGGAAATCGAGGACATTGGAAAAAACTAGTAGACCGGCCACTGGATGCTTTCCCGCTCCTGCTGGCCGGGCACTTGGGCATGACGTTACGGGAACTCGGGCAACGCATGGACATTGCCGAGTATCGACAGTGGCTGGCACTGCATCGGTTCGTGAATCCCTTGGGAGGTGAGTGGCGACAGACGGCCAGGATCGTGGCGGCAACGCTGGCACCGCATTGCGGGCGAGGCAGGACGCCACGGGAAGATGACTTCATGCCGATTGACCGGCCGCCAATGTCGGCGTCTGAGATTGCGGCGGAACTTGGAAAGCTGAAGCCCAACTGACATGGCGACGACTCTAGCACTGGCGATGCGGGCGAGCATGTCAGCCAGCGGCGTCGTGTCTGGTTCCAACCAGGCTGCGTCAGCCTTGGACAAGATGGGCAAGCAGGCTGCCAAGACCGCCAAAGACGTCAACACCCTGAAGAACATCGCCATCGGTGCGGTGATCGCCAAAGGTGCCATGATGGCCGCTAATGCGTTCACGAGCGCCGCTTCGGCGGTGGCCGGCTACGTGTCCGAGATCCGGCAATCTGCCGACGCCACCGCAAAGCTGGCAGCCCGGCTTGGCATGTCGGTTGAGTCGCTCCAGGCGTTGCAGCTTGCAGCTCAGATGTCAGGCGTTGGCGAACTAACGCCCGTGCTGCAAAAGATGTCGATCACGCTGGGCCAGGCTGCCAGCGGTGCCAAGCCGGCGATGGAAGCCCTGCAGGGCATCGGGCTGAGCATCGACGACTTGGCCGGAATGAATCCGGACGAGCAGTTCAAAGCCATCTCGGCAGCCATTATGGCCATCCCAGACCCGGCCGCTCGGGCAGCTGCGGCTGTTCGCATCTTCGGCGAGCAAGGCGTGTCGCTGTTGCCGCTGATGGCTCAGAACCTGGACGAAGTGCAAGCCCGCATGGAACGGCTTGGCATCGTCCTGAGCGCGGACCAGACCGAAGCCATTGAAGGCATGAACGACGCGCTGCTGATGGTGCAGGCGACGTTTGAAGGAATCATCGGCCAGGTCGTAGGCAACCTTGCGCCGGTGGTGACGGCGCTGGCAGAAGAGATCCTGTCGATGGTGGAGTCGTTCACCAGCATGGCAGGCGACGGCGGAACCGGGATTGCCAATGCAATTACCGACGCCATGTTTGACATTCTTGAATACTTGGCCGGCGTGTTCGACCGTGCCATCGAAGGATTTAATGGCTTTGGCGTCACGATGCAGGAAGTCGGAGCCGTCTTTGATTTCGTCGGCAACGTCTTTACGGCGGTAGCCGAGTCGCTGCGGGCTGCGTTCAACGCTTTTGAAATGATTGGCAATTTCCTGGCAATCACGCTGGGGGCTTTTCTTGAGGGTCTCGGGTCGTGGGTTAGCAGCGACTTGCAGCAATTTGGCGAAGACCTGAAACGCAATGCAATGGAGGCTGCCGACCGGAACTTTGAGCAAATGCAGGATGCTGGCTCAAACGCCGCAGGCGCTGCGGGCAGAGCAGTGTTTGGCGGCGTCCCTGCACAACAAGCCGATGGCCCAGCGTCACGGGCTGTCCGCAATGCCCGTGCACGCAACACGCCCGAGGCTAAAGCCGAGCGAGAGGCAACACGGAAGCAGCGGGAAGCAGAACAAAAGGCTGCCAAGGAGGCTGCAGCCGCAGACCAAAAAGCAAAGCGAGACCTTGCTGCTACAGAAAAAAAGCAAAAAGAAGATGCCGAACGACAAACCAAAGCGGACGCTGCGCAAGCAAAAGTTGACGCACAACAACAAGAAATAATGACCTTTCAGTACGACAGGGCCATGCTCTTGCGAAGCAAATCAAACGAGGCCCTCCAGGCCAACGACATCCGCTCTGGCGAGGGCATGTCGCAATTCCTCGCCCTTGCGTCTGGCCGGGAAGATCCGGCAATCGCCGAGTACCGCAAGCAGACGCAGAAGCTCGAGGAGATGAAAGCCGAGCTGCGTGCGCTCCAGCAGGAGAAGGTTGAGATTCTCGGTGGAGCAAACAACTGATGGCTGTGGTTAACGTCACCGAGCTGGCAGACGTCTCCGCATCCAGGCGGTTTGGCGAGGCTCCCAAGTTTCAGAGGAAATGGGTAGTTGAGGTAGACAATCCGACGACGCCGCAGACGTTCATCGTAAATGCGTGCGGGGTGCGGTTTTTGGATCAGCACCCGGAGGCGTACTACTGCCGGGCAATGACGACGAGCGTGAGCAACTACAGCGGCTCGCGCTTCCACTATGAGGTGACGTGGGACTACGAACTCCCACGGCAGTCGGAAGCGGACCTGGACCCAAACCCGCTTGCTCGCGCCGACATCTGGCGATGGAGCACCGGCGGACTTTCTGTGCCAGCGCTGTACTACTACGACTCTGGCACGCTCAAAGCACTAACCAACACGGCAAGCGATTTCTTTGAAGGCGCGACCACTGACATCAGCACGCTCCAGGCGTCGATTTCCGCCAACCGCGCCACGTTCGATTACTCGCTGGCCCAGGCCGTCACCAACAGCGTAAACAGCGACACGTACCTAGGCGGTGCTGCCCACACGTGGAAGTGCTCTGGCATCTCGGGCCAGCCAGCCGTTGAGGTGGTGAATGAAGTCGAGATTCGCTATTGGCAGATCGAAACAACGCTGGAGTTCCGGCCCGACGGCTGGGATCTGCAGCTGCCTAACGTCGGGTGGAATTACCTAGACGGCAGTGTGAAAAAGCGGGCCTACGTTATCGACACGGACTCTGGCGACAAGGTTCCATCCAGCAATCCACAGCCACTGAACACCGACGGGACTCTCAAGACAGGGGCACCCGATATTCTCGTTCGCCAGGTGCAGCGTGAGGTGGCGTTTGCCACGTACTTTGGGACGCCGCCATCATGAGTTTCAGCTACGACATCAGCGTGCGGGTGAATCAGACGCTAGCGACTGTCTCGAGCAGTCTGTATCAGCTTGGGTTCTGCACGTCTGCCTCAAGCGTAGTCGCACCGCCCGCCATTCAACTTGCTTTAGCCGGAAGCGGCACCGCTGCCAGCAAGGCAATAAGCGCAAAGTGCTACGACATAAATTCAGCAACCGGAATTGAAGTGGCATCAGAATCGCAGTTTGGCACAAACGCAACGACAACTTACGTGTTTTTGCGAGAAAACAGCGGCCACGCTGCAGCTGAACTCAACATTCTAGACTCCAATCCCAACCAAATTTTCAGAATCAAAGCTGGACAAGCGGCCCTTATTCCTGCATTGGCCAGCAATCAGCAGTTGTACGCAGTTGAAGTGGGCACACACACGACCGGCTCGTTGCAAGTCATAGTTATAGGAGAGTGACGTGGCAGACTTTTCCTATCAACTTGCAATAAACGTCGCCAAGCAGCTGCCGGCTATTGCGGACCCGCTGGTAGACGTTGACTTCTGCTCGAGCACGGGGGCAACGCAGTCGCCGCCGACGCTTCGGTTTAGCGTGGCCGCCAACGGTACAGCAAGCATTGAGGGCGTTTTGTCGGATTGTAAGTCGATTGGCGTTGGCACTGGCACAAACCCGACAACGCTCTTGGCAGCAACGCCATTCGGTACAAACGCAGATAGCGCTTACATGCTCATCACGGAGGTCAGCGGAAACACCGCTGCATTTGCGACCGTCTACGCTGTCGATGGGACTAGCAAAAACACGTTTAGCACCATTAACGCACAAGGCACAATCCTTATTCGGCAGCCCCCAAGCGTGGGCTACGCCGCCGCATCGTCTAACGCTGCTGCTACTGCGCGTCTACAGATCGTCTTGATCGGAGAGTGACGTGGCCAGGCAAACAGCAAACAACGGAGCCAACCAGGCCGCCACCGGCAAGGGCGTGACGTTCACCCGGCAGGCTGCCCAGCGGATTGCCAAGGTTGTCCGCACCGTAGAGGGTGGCAATCGGAATCAGCCTGGCATTGTGTTTGACCACCCGATGCCGAGCAGCGGTGGCGGCGTGACGTTTCGAGTGGCGACGTTTACGGGCTCGTGGGGAATGAACTCCTCGAAGACTGTGACGTTTGTCAACCAGACGAACACGCCAAACACGGCCAGCGTCAGCAATCTGTACTTCGATTACCCAGAGCCAACTGGCAACGTCACGTGCGGCATAGCAAAAGAGGGCACGGCGTGGTATCTCATTGACGTGCCGATTGAGTACGCCACGGCGGTTTTCGCCACCGAAACCGCGTCTGGCTCGTTTGTGTCGGCCATTGATATTTCCGCGTCGCTCGACACAACGACATGTGACATTACGGTCAACAAAACCGTGACGAGCGGAGACATCGTGTATATCGTCCCTGAGTCTACTTTTACCGCTCAATTCCTGACGTTTAAGGTGGACTGATGGTATGCCCGTGCTGCGCTCCCGGGTGCGAAGCGTGCCCGGACTACTGCGCGTTTGACATGTCCATCGATACGCAGGACACGCTGGGCAGCAACAGCATCACGCTAGATCGAGGCTCATGCACCGGGCCGTGCTCCGACGCCGTCACAAATACAGCGACGTTTGGTGACGACTCTGTAACCGTCACCGCTAGCTACGGAGGCGGAATCACGGGATTCGGCCGAGCAGATGAATCAAACTCGTCGGGCGGTGTTGGTTACACCAGGGCCGTAAGCATTACTGCAACGCTGACGTGCGACTTTTCCACGAAGAAATGGGAGCTGAACGTCACTCTTGTTGAGTCTGATTTCCAAAACACCGATCCGTTTTATTCGGGAATTGGCTTTCAGAAAAAGCAGACGTTGGATTTGGTGTATTCAATCGACCTAGAGCTAGGGTGTGCAGACAAGGTCAACCTAGTGGACGTGGTGGCAGATGGAGATGGAGTCACCGTGGATGGAGAGTTCTACGATTGGCAGGTGATTTCGTACTCGGAAACATGCGAAGAGCTCGACGGAAACAACGTCTATCAACCATGCGGCGATTATCTTGCGTTCAATGTCCCGACTGTCACGTTTGAGTTTAAGCGACGCACGGGCTGCTGATGGCAACGCTTTTCATTTCGCACGACTTGCTGATGGATCGCTGTAGAAAAAACAGCTCGTCCTTGTCGCAGGTTGAGCATTGCATCACGCGACGTGTTTCGGCTGGCGTCTTCGTGGACGACACAAAAGCACCGGACTGGCTTGTCGTCTCGCAAAAGCGAGGGTTAGGCGACATGGTGGCTGACGGCTTGGCTGCCGTCGGCATTACCAAGGAACGTGTGTCTAAGGCGATCGGCCGCCCGTGTGGCTGCGACAAGCGGCAAAAGCGGCTGAACGACTTAGGCCGCCGCTTCGGTATCGGTTGACACCAATGGCAGAGTCACACCGTGGACGAACACCGCTTCACGATCCGAGGCGAGCCTGTCCGCTGGCGGTACAGCCGTCTGCGTGGAAGTGCCGACGGCTATGCAAGGTATGAGCCGCGAGAAGTGATAATTCACTCTGGCCTTTCCGGCCGGCGTCGCCTCATGGTGGAGCTGCACGAGGCGCTGCACCAGGCGTTCTACGACCTAGATGAGTCAGTCGTGCTCGAGGTGGGCAATGACCTGGCAAAGATCCTGTGGAAACTGGGCTATCGACTGCCTCAGTGATTGGGACGAAACGGCCGACGACGCCGACCCAACGCCAGACCTCGAGGGATGGATCTACCTATGCCGTCCGACCCGATTGCCAACCTGGCCAAACGCATCGTAAAGCAGCACCCGGATCACCCGGCGCGGGGGCTGGCACGCAAACTGCGTGAAGCGGCCAACAAAGCAATCACGCTGGAGCAGGCCCGCAGCCGGATTCGGTATCAGCTTGGTGTACAAGGCAGGCGACACCGCAAACACGCTACGCAGCAGCGCCCGCCACGCCAAGCCGGCGAGCGCCGCCCGATGCCTAAGAGCATGGCAACCCCGTGGACGCCGCATGAAATGGGCGTGACCGGCCGCATCGGCATCCTGTCGGACGTCCACGTGCCGTATCACTCAGAGATCGCCGTGGCCGCCGCCGTCGGCTACCTAGCTGATCTCGGGATTGATGCGTTGCTGCTTAATGGCGACATCTGCGACTTCTACAGCATCAGCCGGTGGATGAAAGACCCGTCGCAGCGGGACTTCAAAGGCGAGTTGGAATCGTGCCGAGACTTTCTGCACTACATCCGCGAGCGGTTTCCAGACATCGCAATTGTGCTCAAGGCCGGGAACCACGAGGAGCGTTGGCAGCACTGGCTGTGGGAGCATGCTCCCGAGATCAGTGACGACCCGATTATGAGCCTGTCGGCATGGCTCAAACTCAAAGACCACGACATCACGCTTGTTGAAGATCAGCGGCCCGTGATGCTTGGCAAGCTGCCGGTGATGCACGGCCACGAACTGCCGAAGGGGCTGGCCGCGCCGGTCAACGTTGCTCGAGGTGCGTTTCTGCGGACGCTGACGACAACGCTGGTCGGGCATTCCCACCGGACGAGCAACCACACCGAAAGCAACATGTGGCACCAGGAGACGGCGTGCTGGTCGTGCGGCTGCCTGTGCGACCTGACGCCGGAGTACGCCCGCATCAACCGGTGGAACTGGGGCTTCGCTGTGGCAACAGTCCACGACGACCGGCAGTTTGACGTCGAGAACCTGCGCATCACGCTTGAAGGCGTCGTGCGGACGTCGTGAGTGGACAGCAGCCGTAGGCTGCGTTGACCACCAGGAGGACGACAATGACAGCAGCGACACTCGAAGAATCCAACGCAGCCATCCAAGAGGCCGTGCGACGCCGGATGGAAGCCACGCCCGACGATGACCCGAAGAAGGCCGGCTACAAGGCACCGTGCTGCGAAGGACAGCCGATGCGTGGACCAAGCGCCGCCGAGGTGCTCGAGCGGTTTAGCCCAACGCCGCCTCAGGCCAGTCTGGCGTGGTTGGATGCCAGCAACACGCTCCAGCAGCTGCACCGGGAAAAGACCGCCCAGTACGGCGGCGAAACAGATCCGTTTGAAAACGTTACGGCCTCGGCCAAGTGCGGGGTGGAACCGTGGCGTCGTGCCCTTTGTGACCTAAGCGACTGCGTTGTGCGAATGCAGAAGTTCGCCCAAGGCCAGCCGGTTGATTGGGAGAACGCCCTGATGGACGCAGCCAACTGGGCGCTAATCTGCTACGTGAAACTGAAGGAATCCAAGGCCACCTAAGCCGGGCCAGGGCTTGAGCGGCTGGGTTTTCGTCCTTTCCCCAGCCGCTCGCCCTGTGCTCGAGCTAGCCGTGGTTCCACCAGGCCGAGTATTTTGCTGCCGCGAACCAAACGAATCCGAGCAGCCCAGTAATCATCCCGGCCATAGACGTGCCGCTAATTTCGGCACCCTTCTTTTGCCCTTCTGCGCCAACAATAAAAAGCGCAACTCCGACACAGAAAAGCAGGGTCGCAAACACCATATGACCCTTGTATTTCTTGCTGGTTCTTTCGTTTGCCATTGCGTACCTCCTTTGGGTGATTTCACCGTAACTCACGCATTTCACTCAAAAAACTGCACAAATGTTCCAGCACTGCTAGCCGATGTCTGGCAAGTAGTCCACCGCCGACTGCGTCCCGACGATCCGGGCGTCGTAGTAGTGCTTTTCCGCCATTTCCTCGCTGGCGTGCCCAAGCTGCGTCTTGGCGCTGACCCCGGCTTTTTTCATGTAGCTAGCCGTAGCTTTGCGGATGCTGTGGAACGACTTGTACTCAACGCCGGCTGAGCGGCACAGCACCCGAAACGAGGCGTAGCACGACTTGTGCAGGCGACCATCAAGCCAGGGCCATACACGCTCGCTGGCGGCTCTTTGTCGGGCGGCCATACGTTTTGCCAGCTGGGGGGAAATGGCCCGTGTAATCGTGTCACGGTGGCCCTTGCGGGTCTCAGCCAAAAACGTGAGCTGGCACCTTTCTAGGTCTACCTCTGACCAGCGTAACGCCAAGATTGCCCCGATCCGCTCGCCTGTCTCAAACATCGCCTGAACCATAGTTGTCCAGAGCCATGCGGCAGGCACGCCGCTTACAACACCTTTTCGGTGCCGTGCCGCCTCCAGCAGCTTCCGCAGTTCGTCTGCCGTGAACGCCCTTGGATGCGGCACAGGAGCGACCGGGCGCTTGTAATCGGGGAACTCAATCAGTTCGCCGTTGGCGCGTTTCATCCGCTTTTTTGCCACCCAATTCCAAATGCTTCGCAGCTGGGCGGAATCCTTGGCTAGGCTGCCCTTGGAAAGTGGCTTGTTTCCGAATCGCCTGCGATGGTGATCGGCACGCCAGCGGAGAAACTTGGCGACCTCCAAGTCGTCAAGATCGTCTAGCACTGGTTCCCGACCGAGGTATTCCGCCCACCTGTCCAGCGTCGAGCAGTAGAGATCCACCGTCCGTTGCCGCAAATCCTTAAGCGGGGCAATACGCTCTACAAGCAAAGTCCTAATCGTGTCCATTTAGACGCTCCTTTGGTTAAGTTGCGCCAATTGTAGGACGTGCTGAACAGGTGTACAATGTTCGCACCCGCACCCCGTCCGTTTTAACAATCGGCACAAAAGTAGTGTACAGAGTTTCGACTAACTGCGACAATAGAGAGTAGGGCGGACGACTCGTTTGACGGGGTTGCTTCGCCAAATACGATGCAGGGCATGGTTGCGATGGCAGATCTCGAACAGGGCAAGTACCTCACTGTCAAGGAAGCCGTGGCACACATGGGCTGTGCCGAGTCGTGGGTGAGGACGCTTCTTTGTCGTGGCGCACTCAAAGGGGCGAAGAAGTTCGGGGAGCGAGCCTGGATGATTCCCCTGGCTGCCGCCACTGAGGCCAGAGACGCGCTGACGACCAGGTCTACAGGCAAGCGGCATCTTGCCAAGCGGCCGCTGGCCAAGCGAAAGAAGCCAGGCAAACGCAAGAAATAGCGATTCTCGCTGCTTCTTGATTGCTCACGATATTTTTGCCTGGACGGCTTGACGCCTAACTGACGATAACCTAGAGTACGCCGCCGTGGCGTTTAGTGATCTGGTCGCAATGACGAAAGGCATGGAAGCCAATCATGAACACACAGCTACTGCTCGAGCTGCTCATCATCTGCCTGCGGATTGTTTCCGCCGGTCTTTGCCTTACTCCCAACTGACGCTAGCCACTAGTCGAGCGTCACGTAGTGGACGATCTTTTTACCCCCCTCGTTTTCCGGGGCGACTCGCTTGACCGCACACTATACGGCGGTACAGTGCCCCACCACACCAAAGGACACGACGACATGGACCCGCACGCACGAGAAGCCGCTGCCGCAACCGCAGCCATCGCAAGTTTTTACAGCACGACATGGCGGCCCAAGCAGGGCGACATCGTCCGGGTGCTTGAGCCGTTCCGAGAGACGCCGGTTTTCGCCACCGTGCAGCACGCTCACGGCGATGTTGTGCTGGTGCTCACCGACAGAGGCGAAAGCCTGGAATACGACCGGGAGGAGTGCGAGCGAGTTTTTTAGGAGACCGGGCGGAGCCTGGATTGCAGGGAGGCATGCGAGCGGTGGACTGAAGGACCGGGAAGCCGCTGGTGGTTTTGAAAAGGACACGAAACGAAAGGACACGAGATGAGCACAGAACTGGCAACGGTTGAAACCTCGGCAGTCGCCTCGCACAGGGCCGCCACGAATGCAGCAGGACTCTGCCGCGACTTGGTGGTGAAGACCGCCATGAAGATCCAAGGGCGGAGGTACGTGCAGGTCGAAGGCTGGCAGGCGATCGCCAATGCTTTCGGCTGCATTGCATCCGCCAGGGACGTGGAGCGTGTCGAGGGTGGCTATCGTGCCACCGGCCAGGTCATCCGCGTCGCAGACGGCAAGGTACTGGCGGAGGCCGAGGGCTTCGTCGGCGATGACGAATCTACCTGGGCCAAGCGGCCCGTGTTCGCCCGGCGAGCGATGGCACAGACCAGGGCCATGAGCCGCGCGTGCCGATCGGCGTTTGCCTTCGTTGTCACGCTGATGGATGCCGGGCTGGAAACAACGCCGGCTGAGGAGATGTCTGGCGTTGTCCAGCCGGAACCTGTGGTTGTGAGGACCAAACTGGACTCGCCGCCGGCAGCGGACAAGACGCCGGTCGAGATTGCACGCGAACTGATCCGCGCGGCAACGAGCGTTGACCAGGTAATGATCCTGCGAGCCAGAGTCGAGGCCCGGCTAAAGGACAAGACGCTGTCGTCCTTTGAGGCCGACGAGCTGTTCGATCAGGCGCAGGCCCGCCAAGAGTTCCTCGAAGAGAGCGAGGTGCCGGCATGAGCGAGCAAAAAAAAATGTACCGAGCGTTCTTTCACTTCGGCGCGTTGTCCATGTGGCACCCGGAATCACCGGCGCAGGGCTTCTGCTCGCAGATGTTCTTGTCTCCCTGCGGACAGTACGTGCAGGTTCAGCGTCAACGGCCGGATAAGAGTTGGGAAAACGTCCGAGAAGAAATCTCACGCTACTGGCAGCCCACCAAAGCCCAGGCATACGCCCAGGTTTCAGACCGGTTGCGGCTGATTGGACAGACGCTGATAGCTCAGGCCGACCAGTTTGACCGGGAGGCAGCAGAGGAGATCAGCACGCCCGCCGTGGCGTCAGAGTCGCTGTGATGCGACATCGGCCGTTTCGCGGGAGTATCGACCAGACCACCGCAGTCGAGGCCGTTTTAGACATGGGGCGGTGACTTGACCGGATGCCGCACGTTACGCGGCCAAAACACGAAAGGATGCGTGATGAGCGACTACTACTCGGACAGCGTGACTGACCTTCCGCTGTTTCGCCGCACCGATCCGGTGACGTCCAAGATCGCTGGCACGATGGCCCGCGAGTTCAAGGGCGACCACGAGCGGCGAATCCTCGAGGCGCTGGCCGCTGGGCCGGGGACCAAGGACGAGATCGCCGTACGCTGCGGCCTGAGCGAGCAGCAGGTGGCCCGGCGAATGCACGGGCTGGCTCGGGCCGGGCTTGTGGAGGCGACGGGCACGACTAGGCCGAGCGCGAGCGGAAGGCCAGAGCGGGTGTATCGGAGGGTTTTGGCATGAGGCCAGACGTTGACGCCTACAACCGTTACATCGCTAGTCACCAGTGGGCATGCAAGCGAGACGCTCGCAAGGAAATCGACGGCCACCGATGCCAGACGTGCCTGCACGACGGCACTTTGTGGCGTCTTGAGGTTCACCACAAGACATATGAGCGCCTCGGCAATGAAGACGTTGAGCGTGATTTGGTAACGCTCTGCTGCCAGTGCCATGAGGCTGTCACAAGCGTAATCCGGTCTCGTCGGTATGACGGGAAGCCGGTGCCAGTGTGTTTTGTTTCAGATGATTTCATTTCACGAAAGGATGTGCGATATGGCATGGACGACCTTGACCTACAAGATCACGGGCGACGCTCCGCTGATTATGCACAACGGGGATCTCGCAAACCCGTTGAGTAAGGCCGCCAAGGCTCTCAAGCAGGTGACGAGCAAGAAGAAGAAGACCGACGCCGACTTTGAGCGGATGGCCGAGATTGAGTTTAAGGCCGGTCTCTACATCGACGAGGATCGCGGTCCTGTGATACCCGGCGAGAACATCGAGGCCACGATCTACAACGCGGCCAAGATCACCAAGGAGGGAAAGATCGCCAAGTCGGCGTGCTTTGTGCCGAAGGCTGCCGTGCTGCAGTACAGCGGGCCGCGCGACGCCGATGGTTTGTGGAAGGACGAGCGGTTTCGAGACTGCTCTCCCGCGAAGATAGGCATGGCCCGTGTTATGCGGACACGGCCAATTTTTGAACAGTGGTCGGCGATTGTGGAAGTCGAGTTTGAGGACTCGGTCGTGAACGAAGACCAAGTCGATCGCTGGATGCACGCAGCTGGCACGCAGGTCGGGCTTTGCGACTGGCGGCCAAAGCATGGACGTTTCACGGCCGAGAAGGTGGCAAACACGACTCCTAAGAAGCGGAAGTCGGCACCGGAGGCTGTCGGCGCGTCATGAGACAAAAGAACTGAGGCGTGGTGAGGTCTGGCGATGTGAGGTGGTGCCAGGCAGGGCGGGGTGAGTTGCGTGTTCTGGCGCGGCGAGGCACCGCAAGATTGTTAAACCACTCTCGTGATAGGCACGGCAGCATCTTCGACGGTGCGGAGTGGGATGGAATGAGGTCGGGCATGACATGTTCGGATCTGTTCCGGTGGGATTTGGTTGTGCAAGGCGTGGCAAGTTCCGGCGAGTCCGGGCCCCGCATAAAACCACCTACACGGTCGGCGTGGTTGCGGCTTCGATGCCGCAAGGTGGGATGGATTGCGGCACGTCACGTCGGGGCAAGTTGTGCCACGTCGGGGTCGGTCCTGTCCTGGCTAGTCATGGAAACCACCATCGTGTTGGCACGGAGGCCGATCAACGCGGCCGTGGTGGGATGCACCCAGGCGAGCTGGTGCGAGTCGAGTCGGTGTGCGGAAAGGCGTGTTGTGTTTTGGCATTGAACCACACCCGTGCAGGCACGGTTCCCGATCAACGCGGGAGGTGTGGTATTCAATTTTGGAAGGTCTGGGTTTGTCACGTTGGGGTAGTTCTTGGTTTGTCACGTTAGTTCGGGCTACGGCATGTTTGGGTCAGGCACGGTTAACGCCACCATCGTGATAGGCACGCGTGCGGATTCGAGGCCGCGTGGTGGTTTGCACCGAGGAATGGTGCGGCGGGTTGATGTTGGTCATGGCCCGTTTTGTTGAGGCTGGGTAAGGATTTTTTGATGGCTGGTTCGTGGCTCAAAATGCGGCACGACCTGAACGACGCCCCGGAAATCCGGCGGCTCGCTCGAGCGTGCGGCGTCACCAAGGACGACGTGCTTGGAAAGCTGTTTCGGGCTTGGAGCTGGTTCGATCGTCACTCGCACAGCGGCCGCGTGGCCGACGAGACCTTAGACCTTGTCGATGAGATAGTTGGCCATTCGGGGTTTGCCCAGGCACTCGTCAGTGTCGGGTGGCTTGCTGAGGACCAGGCCGGAATCGTCATTCCGAACTGGGACCGGCACAACTCCGAAACCGCCAAGCAGCGGGCGCTGGATGCAGCCCGCAAGGCGGCGGCCCGCGATGTCGAAACTGTGTCCGGCAAGATGCCGGACATACCGCCGTACCCGTGTCCGGCAAAGACCAGGACCAGAGAAGACGAGACGAGAGAAGAACTTCCTCCTCTTCCGCGCGAGGGATTTGACCAGGCGGCATGGCAGCAGCTTCGCCGGTCCTGGAACGCCGGACCCGGCAAACAGTGGAAGATGCTGAACCCGCCACCGCCGGCCGTTGATCGCCTGTCTGAGGACGATTGGCGCGACGCCTACGAGGCCGGAATCGCCAAGCTCGCCAAGGTGCGGTTCTTCAAGACTCCCGTAAGCCTTCGCCAGTTTTGCTCCATCGACGATCGGAAAGGGAGATTCCTCGACCGGCTCTTAGGAGGCGAGTTTGACGACAAGACGGCCGCCGGCCGAGGCGACTTCGCCGACGGCCCGCCGCCACCCAAGGTGTTCACCGGCGAGGTAGCCGAAGCATTTGAACGTACCCGTAGAAAGTTAGCAGCCGCCAAGGAGGGCACATGACCGACACCGCCACGCCAACCGCACCGCCACCGCTCACAGAGCGTCAACGCCAGGTGCTCGACTTCATCACCGACTTTGCCGACCGCCACGGCTACAACGCCAGCGTTCGCGAGGTGATGCAGTTTCTCAACTGCAAGTCGCCTAACGGCGCGGTGTGCCACATCGCGCCGCTGGAGCGGAAAGGCTACATCCGGCGCGAGCCAAACACCGCTCGATCAATCCGACCGATCCGTGAGGTGCTGTAATGCCGCTGCCAGAGCTGCCATCGCCGGTGAAGGTTGCCAACCGCTGTGCACGACGAGCGTGGAAGAACGGGTTGACCGACAAAGACCGTCTGCTACTCGAGCAGGCTGCCGACACGATCCGGCTGCTGATTTGCAGGAACTACGAGCTGGCTCGCAAGGCTGAGCGTCACGAGGCGGATGCGGCCCGGCTGTTCTTCATGCACTTTGGGACACAGAAAGGCGGTGCCTCGTGAGCGAGCTGCTTCAGGCAATCGACGCTCTGCCGGCCGGCGACTTCCTTGCCGGCGTCATGGCACTCACGTGGCTCTGTGACAGGTGCCTCCGATGAGCCTCTCCGAGTTCACCTGCATCGCCCTCGGGATGCTTTTCAACGTACTCACGTTTGTCCTCGGCGTTGCCGTGGGCGTGAATGTTTCTGCCAAGAGAAAGGACTCTCCAGATGACAACCGCTACCGCTACGAAGACGAAGGCTTCCAGCACTACGCTGACGATTCCGAGGACTGAGCTGCTCCAGGCGGTGCAGGCCGCCAGCAAGGCGATTTCGCGTGGCCCGAAGCCCGTCTTGACATACGTCAAGATTGGAAACGGACTTGTCACCGGCACGGACCTCGAGGTGCGGATTGACGTTGCCATCGGCGAAATGTGCGACCCGTGCCTAGTGCCGGCCGACAGGCTGCTGTCGATCCTCCGGGCCGCCACGGGCGACACCGTGACGCTTAAAGCCACCGGCAGCGGCGTTGCCATCACGTGTGGCGGCGGCAAGTGGCAGCTGCCTACCGAGGACGTCAACGAGTACCCGACATGGGAACCGGCGGAAATGAAACCGGTGTGCCGGCTGCCCGCTGACCAGTTTGCTCGAGCGGTTAGGGCCACCGTGTACGCCACGGACAACGAGACGAGCCGCTACGCCCTCGGCGGCGTGCTCATCGACGTGACCGGTGGGAATCCGACGTGGGTTGGAACCGACGGCCGGCGAATGGCAACCGTGGAGACCGAGACCGACCAGGCCGTGGACGACTCGCAGACCGTGGTGCCGGCCAGGATTCTGCGGATCGCCGCCGGCATGGCTTCTGGTGACGGCAGCGTTCAAGTTGAGGCCAACACCCACGAGTGCCGCCTTGAGCTGGATGGCGTGACCGTGACCGGCCGGCTCATCGAAGGGCGCTTCCCGAGGTGGCGTGACGTCATGGGCGACCCCGAAGGCTCGGCCAGCGTCGTGTCTACGGCGGATCTCATCGGTGCTGTCAGGGCTGCCGCCATCGTCACCAGCGAGCAGTCCAAGGGAATCACGCTCAAGTGGGCTGGCGACACTCTGACGCTGTCGGCGCAGTCGTCGGAGCACGGCGAGAGCCTGGTGAAGTGCCCGATGCTTCAGGCTGGCGACGCCGCTGACACGAAGCTCGACCCGCATTTCCTTGAGCAGTACCTGGCAAATCTACCGCCAGACGAGGAACCGCAGGTGGACATCTACGTTACGGACGCACAGAGTCGCGTGCTCTTGCGGTGCGGCCCATACTGCGGCGTCATCATGCCTCTGGCGGGGGACGCATGAAGAAGCGACTAGCTATCTGCGAAGCCGAGTTTCGCCGGCTGTGGCGAGATGTCGAACTCGACCGAACTGCGTTGGCGGAACATTTTGGCTGCAGCGTGTCAACGATTGACCAGCTGCGGGCAAAGTTTGACCTGCCAAAGCGCAAGCGGTGCCGTTATCGGCCGCAGCAGACAATTGCAGACCCGACGCCCGAGGAGATTGCTGAGCGTGCAAGGCAGTGCCGCGAGCGGCACTTTGCCGAGAAGCTCCGCGAGCCAGACATTCTGCCGGTCCGTCTGTGGCGGAAGGAGTTGACACGCTCGGCATAGTCCGTGCATGTCGCTGACGTTCACGATCACTGGCGATCCTGTGCCGCAGCCACGCGCCAGGATCTCGACTCGCGGCGGCTTTGGCCGCGCGTATGTCGAAAGCAAGCACCCGGTGCACACGTACCGCAAAGCGTTGGCACTGGCCGCCAGGCTTGCCGGTTGCACTACGACGTGCGAGCCAGTGAACGTCGTGATTGACGCCGTGTTCGCTCGGCCGAAGTCACATCTGACCAAGTCGGGCGTTAAACCGTCGGCACCAAAGCTGCCACGGTGCGACGTGGACAACATCGCCAAGGCTGTTCTGGACTCGCTCACGGGCGTTGTGTGGGACGACGACGCCCAGGTGCAGCGGCTGGTGGTCGAGAAGACCTACGGGCTTACGGGCCGCACGACCGTGAGGATCACATGACAGAGGAACCGTGGCTGAGCGTCTGGGAGCCGTTCATCGGCATTGGTGGCGTGGCCTACGACATCGGTGCCAACTCTGGCACGTGGACGCAGTGGCTTAAGCCACGGTTCGCCAGCGTCGTGTCGCTCGAGCCGGATGACCGGTGCGAGCCGCCACAGGGCTGCCGCTACGAACGCCAGGCTGTGTGGCGCACTACCGGCGCTGCCGTGCTGTTCCGCCGCGAGATGGCATTGCAGTCGTCGTTGTTGAAGACTCACGCCGTCGGCAATGGCGGCAAGGCTGTGTCTGTGCTCGAGACGGCGGTGGTTCCAAGCATCACGCTTGACGACCTGGCCCAGCGGTACGGGCAACCCGACTTGATCAAGATCGACATCGAGGGGGCCGAGGCCGACGCCATCGCCGGGGCCACGCTTCCGTGCTTCAGAAGGTGCCGGTGGCTCGTGGAGCTGCACGACACACGGGACGCAGTCGCAGAGCAGTTTGAGCGTCTTGGGTACGCCGGGTGCGAGATTATCCAACACCCGTCCCCGCTGGCAGGAAAGGGACACGAATGGATGCTGGTGGTTCCATGATTGTGACGATGACCGATGAGCACTTGCCAGACAACGTGCTCCCCGTAGACCCAGAGTTTGCGACGCAGTACGCCCAAGTCACGGCAGACGGTGCCATCAAGGCTACCGACAGCACCGTGGCGATTGTCGGGCTGGCCCGCAACCTCGGCGACTTGTTGCCCGAAACGATGCGGCGAATCTACGAGACGGCACACCGGTTTGAGGATTACCGAATCATCATCGTCGAGAACGATTCGACAGACGGGACAAAGGATTACCTGTCCGGGTGGGCCGAAGAAGATCCAGACCACGCCATCGTTCAAATGAGCGAGACTGGCCGCCCGCAGCTGCGTGGATTTGAGCCGCAGCGGATGAAGGCAATGGCGGAATACCGCAACCAGTGCCACGACCTAGTGGCGAAGCACTACCCGCAGGCCGACTACGTGATCGTTCTAGACACCGACGCCTGGGGCGGGTGGAGCGTCCAAGGCGTGCTGAACGGCATCGGCTGGCACGAGCTGCTGCCGCAGGCCGGCGGGCTGATGAGCGTGTCGCTTTTCAAGCACCCTGGAATCCTCGTGGCCGGCGAGGTGCAGTGGTGCCACTACGATCAATTCGCATTTCGGTGGTTTGGCTGGCGTCAGCGTCTTGAGTCGTGGTTTTCGTTTTGGCTTCCGCCGCCTGGTGCTACACCGCTGCCGGTGAACTCTGCGTTTGGCGGATTGGGTATCTACAAGACGGCTGCGTACCTCAGCTCGAGGTACTCAAGCCCGGACGGGGACTGCGAGCACGTGCATTTCCACAGGATGATGAAAGGCAAAGGATGGAGCACCTACCTGAACCCAGCGCAACGATGCGTCATGTCGTGGCTGGCGGACGAGGAGCCACCCGATGCCACGCAGCCCGACGTCAACGATCAGCATTGAGCAGTTTCGGGCCGATTGGCTCGATTACATCCCTATTGCGGTGCTGTGCGAAAAGTACGGCATCACGAAAGACCAGCTGATTCGCCTCCGAGAAGTCTGGGCGCTGCCGCCTCGGATGGATTGCAGCCGACGGCACAAGCCGAAGAACGGCCGAGACCCCACGCCGACCGAGATTCACGCGGCGTGTATTCGCATTCAGGCGACGTGGGACGAGACCACCAGGGAATCTCGGTGCGTCTACAAGCGGGCAGACGTCGAGGTTTCCGGCGTGTCTTTTGGCGTACTCGACGAGGAAGAGGACGAGTAATGCAGACGCCTGACCACGTGCATAGGCGGATCGTCGTGGAATACGGGCGTGTGTACGTGTACGCCTACGTTACCGACGCCAACGGAAAGGTGCTCGAGGAAGAGTGCTTCAAGCAGCCTTTTTCGCTGTCCCAGCGCGAGGCCGCCGAAGAGGCCAACGACTGCTACCAGCAGGTCTACCAGTGGCTGCAGGACACCGTGCTTTGGTACGCAACTGCAAGGGATGACGAGGCGGATGGTAGACCAGACAAAGACTCGGAGAGCGACCGCCCATGATGACGATTGCGCTGATTGTTGCCGCGTTGGTGCTGCTGGCCGGCAAGGATCTGCAGGCCCAAGCCGCTGCCGTTTGGGCACGTGTGCCCAGCGTTGAGCTGCGGTGGCAACAGGTGGCAGCGGCAGTGCTGCTTATTGGCGCGATCGTGTCGTGGAACTGGCAGCAGCAGGTCACGCCCGGCCCGACGCCGCCGGCACCGCCGGCAGGGCTAAACCTTCGCGGGCTGTTCCAAGGCATCACTGCTGCCGAGGATGCCGCCCTGGTCGCCGCCCTGACTGGCGAGCTGGCCGACGAGATCGCTTGGGATGGCACGCTTGAAAGGCCGCTGCTCACCACGGGCGTGGCGATTGACGAACTGCGGCGGCGTGCTCGTGAACTCCGCTGCCGTGGCGTGTCCATCGGTGCTCGGCAGCCTGCGGCTCGTGACGCGATTGCCAAGCACCTCGATGCTGCCGTCGGCAATGAAGGTGGCCCAATTGACGAGGCCAAGCGAGTCGCGTGGGTGAAGGCTCTGGGCGAGATTTCGGAGGCGGCTGCCGATGTCACGCGGTGACGAGCGAATCATCACGAGAGTCCTGACGCTTGTCATCGCCGGGCTGCTGACGGCGGTCGCGGCCCGTTACGTGCACCGGATGCTTGACCGAGTAGAGCAAAGCAACTTTGGCTACACGCCAGACCCCGAAGGCGTGCGGGATTTCCTGGGCGAGTTGCAGGCTCCGTACTTTGCAGACGCCGCCCCCGAGGCGATGCAGAAGGCAGAGCGGGTAGACACGTTCCTTTACCGGGCGATGGATCACGCCCACCGGTCACGGTACGGCAAGCCGTTTGTCGTGGGCAAGCAGGGCATTGGCGATTGCGTGTCGTGGGGCGCGATGCACGCAATTTTTTGTTCTGAGGCTGTGTCGTTCCAGCTGGGGCAACTGGCCGAGCCGCCGCTGATGCCAGCCAGCGAAGCCCTGTATGGCGGCTCGCGCGTGGAAGCCAGAGGCCGAGACGGCTTAGGCTTTTCGCCGGTTGGCGGATGGAGCGACGGCAGCTACGGCGGGGCCGCTGCCAAGTGGGTGCGAGACTGGGGCGTGGTCTACAGGCAGCCCTTCCCGGAATTGGGGTACGACCTGACGACCTACTCCGCAGAGCGTGCGAAGAACTGGGGCGCGTATGGAAACGGCGGCCAGAACGACCGGGGCCGGCTCGACACGATTGCCAAGAAACACCCGGCTCGCCACGTGGTTGCCATTCGCACGTGGAGTGAACTCGAGGCAGCGATCACAGCCGGCTTCCCGGTCACGATCGCCAGCAGCCAGGGCTTTTCTAATCGCACCGACGAGTCTGGCGTGCTCGCCGCCAGCGGCACGTGGATGCACCAGATGTGCATCATCGGCATCCGCTTTGCGGATAAGGCACCGCAAGGCGTCAGGGCCGTCGATGCCGCCCTAGTGCTCAACAGCTGGGGAACCAAATGGATCAGCTATGCCGGCAAGTATCCAAGCGACCAACCCGATGGCTCGTTCTGGGCGACGCGCCCCGTCATCGAAGGCATCCTGCGGCAGAACGACTCGTACGCGATCGGCGACATCAAGACTGGATTTCGTTGGCGAGACATTCACCACGGTAATTGGTTGGCAAAATGACAGACGCAGCAGTGATTTCCACACCGGCGAAGCCGGACGCAAAGCCTCTTGACCGCCGGCTCCTGGCAGCTGCGGTTGGCCTGTTCGTCGTTGGCTGGATCATCGGTCAGCACTCGCCCGGCGGCACGCTGCCGTGGCAACCTGAAAAGCCTAGGCCCGTCCTCACGGCGCTTGCACGCCTGGCTAAGTTTGGTTTGTGGTTGATGGTCGTCGAACCAGTACCGCCAGATCTTCCGCAGCAGTACGCCCGTCACGACCCTGACTACATTTCGCATCGGGAGGGCTGGTGATGTTTTCGATTCTGGGCTGGCTCATCACGGGTTGGATCGCCGGCAGCATCGCCGAGTGGTTCCTACCGCATCGCGCCGAGGTGCCCGGCTGGCAGACCGTGGCCACCGGCATCTCCGGCAGCATCGTCGGCGGCATCGTCTACGCATTGGTTCACGGCTCTGGATACAACCCGGCTGGACTCGTCTGGTCGTGCATCGGGGCTGCCATCTGCCTCGCGGCGTGGCAGTGGTATCAGCAACAGGGAGGCAAGCCATGACGCTCTGGCAATGGATCGTCGGATTCCTCGTCTGGCTGTCGGCCGACCCGGCCGCCATTGACCTTGAGGCTCCCAAGGCAGCGGCAGCAGTCGCAGCTGCTCGAGCCAGCCTGCTTGTCGAGGCGGCACCGGCTCCGCAGCCCAAGCCTCCGACGCCTTCGGTGTGCTCAAACTGCAACGGCACAGGCTGGCTGACGATGCCTGACGGGCACAAGGTGAAGTGCCCGCAGTGCAACGGAACCGGCAAGCCATGCCCGGACGGCAAGTGCCCAAACCCAAAGAAGTAATGACGACATTTACGCAACTCCCGGGCACGCTCAACCTGGACATCGTCCAAGGCGACTCGCTGTCTGTAGACGTCGATTTCGACATTGCGCTGACGAGCTACACGTTCTCAGCGCAGATCGTGTCACTGGTCAGTCACGCCCAGGTCGTCGCCGTCACAACTGAGCTGGTGTCAGCACTCGCTGGTATCGTCACGTTATCGCTCACGGCCGAGCAGACTGCGGCCTTGGCCCTCGGCACCTACGCACTCGAAGTGTCTTGGACGACGCCTGCCGGCGTTGTCCGAAAAGTTCTCTCAGGATTCGTCAACGTCACCAGGAGATAGTCATGGCAGTCACGATTTCCCTCTACAACCACACGGCGAAGCTGTTCGCCGAAGGCTCGCTCGCGGTCGGCGACACCTACAAAGTGAAGCTGCTTTCGGCGGCTACGTTCGACGCCAGCCACACCACGCTGGCCGGCACCGGCGGCACCGAAGCCACGACTGGCACCGGCTACACGGCTGGCGGCCAAGCTCTGAGCAACGTGGCGGTGACGACGGTCACGACGAACGATGCTAAGTTCGACGCCGACGATCTGACGTGGACTGCAAGTGGCGGTGCCATCACGGCATCATATGGAATTATCTACAACGACACCGATGCAGATGATCCGCCGATTGCGTTCATCGATTTTGACGGCTCGCAGTCTGCGGGCGATGGGACCGATTTCCGCGTGGTGTGGAACGCGTCTGGAATATTTACCTTTACGGTGAGCTAATGCCACGACTCGTCAACCGAGCCAAGATGAGCACCTCGACGACCGGCACGGGCACCATCACGCTCGGGTCGGCGTCGAGTGGTTTTCAGTCGTTCGCCGGTGCTGGCGTCAGCGACGGCGACACGGTGCGGTACGTCATCGAGGATGGCACAGCGTGGGAAATCGGCTCTGGCGTCTACACGGCGAGCGGCACGACGCTGACTCGCGAGGTGCTGGAGTCGAGCAACTCTGACACGGCGATCAGCCTGTCAGGGTCGGCGGTCGTGTTCGTGACGGCTGTTGCCGAGGACATCCCGCATCCATACGGTCAATCGCTTTTGTTCTGCTAGGAGACATAGATGGCAGCGCCCAATTTGGCGGCCCCGAAGAAGATCACCGGCAAGGTGGCGTTTGCCGCCTGCACAAGCACGAACGAGGTCACAATCCTGAGCAACGGCACGGCATCGAGTGCGTGCCTGCGTGTGACGAGCCTGACGCTCGCCAACGTAGACGGCTCGTCGGCCGTCGATGCCACGGTGCGGCTCTACAACGCCGCCAGCGGCGGGACGGCGTATCGCTTTATTAGCACGCTCAACGTGCCAGCGGACTCGTCGGTGGTCGTCGTTGGCCGCGACAACGCCGTGTATCTCGAAGAAGATCGCCGCATCACGGTGGCGGCGAGTGCGGCCGATGACCTTGAGGTCGTGTGCAGCTACGAAGAGGTGACTTGATGCCTCTTTCGACGCTGCGAGGCTACCCGCGCATCGGCGGCGTGATCGGCTACGGGCCGACACGAGGCAGCGGCATCTGGACGCTGCAAGAGCGGTACGCCCTGGAAGATGACTTCTACGACGACGTGTCGCTGCTGCTGCACATGAACGGCAGCAACGGCAGCACGACGTTTTTGGACTCGTCGCGGCTTGGGCACACGGTTACGGCGAACGGCAACGCGCAGATTAGCACGGCGCAGGGCAAGTTCGGTGGGGCGAGCGCTGCGTTTGATGGGAACGGTGATTATTTGAGCGTTGCAGGATCATCATCAGCGTTTAGCTCGACCGGCGATTTGACAATAGAGGCGTGGTGCTACATACGTAGCGCATCTGCCTTTGCCGGGATTTTCAGTTTGCGAGAAAGCGCCGCTGCCGCCGGAGCAGCAATCAACATTTTGAACAATGGAAACTTTGATTTTGGAATATACGGCAGTGGTGGTGGTTCTTTTGCTACATATCCAGTTTCTCTAAATGAATGGCTGCACGTTGCTCTTGTGCGATCAGGCAGTGGCACTAATAACTGCACATGCTTTGTAAACGGCACGCTGGTCGGGCAGTTTACTTCGACGGCTGAGGCAAATAGAGCCAGCAATACTGCCGTCATTGGCAGATACTACGCCAACGGAACAAATCAGTATTTTGTTGACGGCTATATAGATGATGTTCGCTACACGAAGGGCCGAGCCCGCTACGAAGCCGCGTTCACTCCAAGACAGCGAGCGTTCATTCCATGATCTACCGCAACCTCTCCACTGGCCGCATCGCCCCGCTTCCGTGGCGTGTCCGCCTGCCTGACGGCACCACGCTCACCGATCCGGCGCAGTGGGCGAGCAATCCCGACGCCCTCGCCGCCGCCAACTACGCCGTCACCGAGCGAGACGCCAGCGACGACGCCTATGACCTGGAGCAAGCCAAGGCGGCGAAGCTCGGCGAAATTGACCGCGCCTGGGCCGACAGGATCACAGCCGGCTGGATGGTCCCAGGCGAAGCGTATGCCCTCGGCATCGACGTTGCCGATGTGACGCTGCTCCTGGGTGCGTACACGCTCGCGAAGGATGCCGCCGCCCTCGGGCTTCCCGATGATGTCTCAATCATCGACACCGCCGGCGAGTCGCACGAGTTCACGTCGCAGACGCTGACGCCCGTCATGCTCCAGTACGGCTCGGCTCGTGCCACGCTGTCGGGCTGGTACGCCTCCATGCGTCAAGCCGTCGCCGCCGCCACGACTCTCGAAGAGGTCGCCAACATCGAGGTGACGTGATGCAGCTGCATCCCCTCGGCGCAGCACCGCTCGGCTCGACCACAGCGGAAGAAGCGGCACCGTCGCAGGCAGGCACGCTGCTTGGCTTTGGCCCGCTAGGTGCAGGGCCGCTGGCGTCGGTCGGCGAAGCCGCGCCGGCAGTCGGCGTAACGCTTGACGCCCCTGCGGCAGCGATCACGCTGGCAGCAGTCGCCCCTGCGGTGCAGACCGGCGCAAGCGTGGCGGTCCCCGCCGCGTCCATCGCGGTGGCAGCCGTCGCGCCTGCCGTCCAGGCTGGCAAGAGCGTCAGCGTGCCGGCGGCGTCCATCGCCGTGGCAGCCGCCGCCCCGGCAATCAGAACTGGGGCGAGCGTCGCGGTGCCTGCGGCCGACATCGCCGTGGCGTGGCAGGCACCGGCGGTGCGAACCGGCGCGAGCGTGCTAGCACCGGTGACAGCAGTGACTGTGATCGCCGAGACGCCGACGGCGAGCACGGGTGTACGACTCCCTGTTCCTCCAGTCGATCTAGGCGTTGAGCCGGAAACGCCGGCCATCAGCACTGGCGTTTCGATCGCCACGCCCGCCAAAGACATTGCTGTTGCCGCAGAGCCGCTCCAGCTGGTCCTAGGCGACGTGATCAGCGTCCCAGCTGCCAACGTCGCCGTGGCCGGCATTGCCCCGACTGTCGCCGCAGGAAAAGCAGTCGGTGCGCCTGTCGCGTCAATCGGCATCGACGCGCAAGATCCGGCCATTTCTACCGGTGCAATCGTCACTGCACTGGCAGCGTCAATTGGCATTGAGGCAAACGCGCCAGCCGCCAACGTCGGCGATTTGGTCGCCACGCCGACAGCCGTTATCGCCATCGGCGCTCTAGAGCCGCTGGTTGTGTCTGGCGTGTCCATTGCAGCGCCGGCTGCAACGGTTGCCATCGCAGCAGCGGCCCCAACTATCAGCACCGGAGCGCTCGTGGCGGCCGGCACGGCGGCAGTGGTGCTCGAGGGCCGCCAGCCGGCAATCAGGACCGGGGCCAGCGTCTCGCCCCCGGCCGGCAGCTTCACGATTGCGGCCATCGCCCCGTTTGCCGGGCCAGTCGTAACGCTGCGTCCAAATGCCGCGTCGCTGACAATCGCAGCCGCCTCTCCCAGCATCAGTCTCGGCTTTTTGGCAAGCGTCCCATCTGCTGGGTTGGCGTTGGCTGGAGTCGCGCCAACGGTGGCATCTGGCAAGTCTGTTGCGGCACCTGCCGGGCTGGTCTCGATTAATTCGCTGTCGCCATCCGTGGCTGCAGGCAAAAGCCTTAGTCCGCCTACGGTTGCGTTCTTTGTTGCGGGCCAGACTCCCAGGATCGTGTCTCGCGGCATAATCGTGCCGCACGTGTTTGTTTTTGTCGGCGAGCTGGTTGCAACGGAACCAGGGCTTTCGCCGGCCATCGGCTTTGCAAGCCAAGCGGAAGAACCCAGCTTCACCGTTTCATCTCCACGATTCTCGACGCGCCGCAGCGGCTCGACGGTCGTGGTGAGTTCGGGGTGACGCCATGCCCACAATCTTGCGACATTGCCCAACGGTATCCGGCCGGCTACAGTGAGGGCATGGCAAAGAAGATCGACCCAGACGAGTACGTTCGCGTCGGCACCGCCGCCGCCCTGGCCGGAGTCACCCGCGCCTACATCAACCGGCTCATCGCTCAAGGCCGCCTGCCCGGCGTCAGGATCGACGGCCAGAACTTCGTCAAGCGGGAGGACGCCGAGAAGTTTGCGAATCCGCCGAAAAACTAAAGGGCTTGACAGCCGGTATCCGATTGGATACAATGGTTGGCGTGGCTGGCAACTGGTGCCTGCCGATTGGAGGTCGCTATGGGCTGGGCGTTTGCGAGCCCTGACGGGCATTCACGCGAGCCGTTCCGTGTCAGTTACGACTGGCTAGAGGCTCGCTACGGGCTAGAGTTGTCAGGCGCGATGGACGATGCGGACACTATTCGCCACTACCTGCACCGCTGCACCAACGGTCGGTATGTGAGAATTGACCCGCAGGATATGTCGGCCGTGCGGGAGATCATGCTGAAGGCTGAAGAAGTACTGAGTCGCCGCCAGCCCGGCGAGCCGGCGGAGAAGCTCGTTGCGAGCAACATTGCCAAGCGTGCAAAGAAATGGCTGGAGGACGTATGAAGCCGTTCCGTGTATCGTCGGATTGGTTGTGGTATGCCCACGGGCCTGCGGCAGACGGCGGCCAGCCCACTGCGGTGGCGTTGTGCGATCTGGCATCCGACCGAGACTATGTCCTGGTGGCAGATAAGTCGATGGTGCAGGAAATCGTTAGCGTGGCCGAATTGTACGTTGGTGGTTACGGCGGCGACCCAGGCGACCGAGCGCAGACGCGGCGTGCGGAAAAAGTTGTGCAGCGAGGAAAGCAGTGGCTTGCGGGGCAATGACTCTAGAGGACGGAACATAAAGCCCAGATCGTATGCGAGAACCGACGAAAAACTTGTCATATTCGATATGATTAGGGAAGATTTCCGCACCAGTTTTTCTTTCACAAAACATGACAAACACTTTGCTCGACGTCATACCGGCTGGACGATGCGAATAGACTTAGACACCTGCCGCGACCCTGACATGCTCGCAGCCGAGGTGCGGCGACTGCAGGCGGTCATCAACAGCGAGGCAACGCTCACCGACGCGGAGCGGGAGGCGATTGATTGGTGCATCTTCCAGGATTGGGTGCCGCAGGAAAAAGCCGCCACACTGCGGGGGCTGCTGGAGCGGACGCGGGGATGAGAACGCCAGCGATCAGCGGCCCGCGACCGCTGACGAAACTACAACCAGACGGCGGCATCGCGGGTCCGCTGCATCGCGTGGTTCTCAAACATGGCTGACGGCAAAGGATGCAAGTGTGCGGCACATTCAGAGTCCGAGTGCGGCTGCGATGCCGATTGGACGCCGCAGGAGGTGTACGACCTTCGGGCCGAGAATGAGCGGCTGAAAGAGGCAATCCGCCGATTGGCCGAGCAGGATGCCACGCTGTCGGTGCAGGGCGGAAGCGTGACGGCGACGATGGAAGGGGCGCTGACCGACGCGGAATGGGACGAGATTGAGGGGATGGTCAGTGATTACCAAGAAATCGCAGAGTTCAACGAGGAGCGGTGCCACCCGCACTATGCCGCAAAGGCAAGGAGACGCGCCGCGATGCTCATTGGCCTGCTGGAAAGACTAGGCTGAGAACGCCAGTGATCAGCGGCCCGTCCGCTGCATCGCGTGGTTCTGTTGCGTATGATTTGATTTTGTTTGCGGAGTGATTGAGAACCGTGGGTTTCCCAAGGGATGCTGCAAGGAAACATCTGGCCCGGCATTTTGAAAACGGCTGACGAAGCATCTAGCGATGCAGAAACGCCCGCGAGGGCGTCCCGTGGAGTGACCCCTGCCGGGGAATAACTGGTCACCTAGGCATCCCACGCTTCCCGATCACTCTGAGCAGACAACAGAACCAGTGTTTCTACGGAACCCGATAACCACACCTCCCGGCGTGATAACGCGCCCCGACATGCCTGACGCACGGGGAAAACCAAGGTTGCCCGGTGCTATCACGGCGGCGGGCGTGATAACGTGCGGCGTTAGATAAAGAGCCTGGCGACATGTCGCAGCAAGTAACAAATCGAAGCTGATCTGTACCAAAAACGATACGACGGTGACATGACACGGCAAGAACTGCAAGGGATACGGCATCCTCACGTATCGTGATAGCAGGCCACGAGTCGGGCCAGACCCGCGCCAGGAGCAAGCATGTCACAAGTCAAGATCAAGCGTCAGTTTCGAGTCGTTGAGCTGTCGGTCACAACAGCGACCGGCACAAGCACCACGCTACGATCCGAAGACATGCTGCACGCAGCAGTGCGATTGCCAACAATCACGACCAACGCTGCAACCTTGCAAGTCTGGGGCAACACCACGGACACAGGCACCTTCGCTCGCGTGTATTCTAGTGCGGGTGCAGCTGCAGACATCACGCTTGAGCCTAGCACCACGGACCCAACGATTTACGCTATCCCAGACGCCGCCGCCGCCGTGCCATATCTCAAGCTGGTTGCAGCCAGCGCTAACGAGACGGCGACGGTGTCCGTGATGCTGAAGAGCTAGTGCCTACACGCATCCCCACCCACAGGCCGCTGCGATTGCGAACGTCCCGCGTACAGCGAGACGACTCCGCAAGGCCCAGCGCGGCAGCCCGTGGGTATTGCAGCAAGGCCCACAGAGCCTGGCGGCAGGCCGTGCTGACTCGAGACGCTTGGACATGCCGGCGATGCGGAAGGGTGGCGGACGGCCACCGTGAGGCCCACGCCGACCACGTTGTACCGATTAGCCAGGGTGGCGCACGCTACAATCTGGACAACGGACAGACGCTGTGCCACGGGTGCCACTCGATGAAGACCGGGCGGGAGCGGCGGTAGGGCGGGTCAGGAGTGTGGCGCAAACGGGCCGGGAAAC